AATTATCTACTTTGTAAACTTTACCACCCATAGGTCTTTTAGTAACTTTACCACCCATAGCTTTTTTTTCTACTTTACCTCCATACATTTTTTTACTCATCTTATTTCCATACATCATTTTTTCTTCCTTTTTAAATTTTTTATAAACATCTGGCTCATTAATAGCTAAATATGTTTTTTGTTTCTTAGACTTAAATGGCACTACTTAGCACCAATAACAGGTGAGGTTTTAACACCACCTATATCAAATGATTCACCTTGAGGATAGTCTGCATCAGATACAGCTTCAATAGGTCCTTTAACTGCAGGTCCTGTACGAGCTGCACCAAAGCCTTGTCCTGTAGGTTTACCACTTGTTACACTAGAATCTCTAGTTTTTAAACTAGATGGAAATCTACCTTGAGTTCCACCAATAAATTCTCTATCCATTTTTACTTCTCCTTTTAGTTTTTTTCTTTTTTTTCTTTTTAGTATTTGGTTTTATTATTTCTTGCATTATTTTAGATCTAGTTATTGGCATTAGTTAGCTCCTTGTATAACTGGATTAGGTCCACCTGTAGGACTATTAGCTGATTGCATATCATCTTGTCTAGTACGTCTTGCTTGATTACGTAAACCATCTATTGAATTTTTATACTTAGCTTCCCATGATTGAACAACTTGAAAATCTTTTATAAAATAATTAGCTTCAATCATACATGCATTAAATAAAGCATTATAACAATTTTCACTAAAGTAATTTGAAGTAGTAGCACTTGTACCTGTAGCACTTGATAAAGCTAATGGTTGTTTTGTGTATTGTATTTCACCTGCTAATGTAGAAGTAGGTGTAGGTACTACGTAAATTTGTGTATTTGTTTTACGTGCATAATATCGTGGAGTTCCTACAGATGTAGGTTTATTCCAATAGTCTATTGCATATTCATATGTTCTTTGTAGCAAAGGTATAATACCATTTGGTTCACCAAACACAGTTGCACTTGTTGTAAAGTTTACATTACGTACAACTAATGCACCATCAGGTAAACTTACTACTGGATTGTTTGCTGTAAAAGTAACAGAGGAATATGTATCTAAAGCTACATCATCTAATTCTTTTATTATACGATCTTCAGCTTTTTGTACAAAGAAAGGAATTTGCGTAGCAAACTCATTTGAATCATTTTCTATTGTATTTACAATGTCATCTTTTAAATAAGAATAGTTAGGCATTTAGTTATCCTAATATTAAAGTTACTGAACTTCCATCTGAAGGTGCAGAAACTGAAACAGTTCCATCAAATCTAACACCCATATCTCCTATATAAATATCTGCTGTTCCACTTGCAGGAACTTGAAATTTTATTTTATCTCCAGTAGAATCAGAAAGAGCAAAAGTTCCTGTTGCTGTAACTGCTGCTGCATGTATTGCTGTAACTCTTGTTATATCAGAAGTTGTTACAATAACACCATTTGTTGCTCCACCAAAAAATTTACTTGTATAATTATTTGCCATTTATTTTCCTTATGATATAAAGAGGAGAATATTTCTACTCTCCTCAATATATTTAGTAATTAGGCTCCAGCGTTACCAAACCAACTACGCCAATCAGAAACACCAAAAGAATATCTTTCACGTGCTTTGAAACGTAAGTTGCCAGTATCGAAATCTGGTTCCATTTTTGTTTGTAGTGGAGTTCTATTAAACATTTTAGTACCATTAGGTACGTCTGTTTTAATGAACCAAGCGTTGATATCAGTAAAACGCCTGTTTACATAGAATCCATCAGGTAGTACACCTAAATGTCTAACAGCATTGATATCATTTAAATTAAAGTTACCTGCTGATAAAGTTGTAGCACCAGGAGTATTTAATAGTTGATCTGCTGTAAACATTAGATCTGTAGGAATGTGTAATGAAACACCAGATGCACCAATTAATATACCACGATCATCAGTAGTTTTTTGTATCTGAATGATTGCTGCTTCAATACCTGCTTCTGATATTGCTGCTGCTGTAGTAATATTAGTTACTGTACCTGCACCTACAACTGGATGGGCTGCACTAAACATTGGCACACCATCACCTTGATTGGTTGCAAAGCCATTGTTATACAAGTCAGCAGCTTTTTGCTGTTTTGTACTTCCCATAGCTCTTGCTAATCCTTTTGCTCTTAGTTTTGCAAAAGTATCATATAGATTATCTTCCATAGCTTCTTCAGTTACTGCGAATGCTAATGCTACAGTTTCGTTAGTATACCTTGAAGTATAACTTTCTGATGCATCATCATAAACTACAGCAGCACCCTCACCTTTAACAGGTGCAGCACCAAAGCCTGTGAAGAGTACTTCTTCTTCAAATGCTCTGTCTGAATTTTCTATTTCGTATAATGGTTTATGTTCTTCGTCTACGCTGCCATATTCTATTCCAAAAACTGCATTCAGTCCAGGAAGTAGCTCTTTGGCAATACTTGCTCTATTAATAGCCATTTAATTATTCCTTTCTTGCTATGCTAGTGAAACAGTAGCTGTTGTATAATTGTCAACATGATTGTTGATACGTACCTCATACCAAGGGAAGTCATCAGTTTCACCTGCTGATGAACTTGTCGCTGTATCCCATGGTGCTCTACGTATTACTCTAAGACCTGCTAGTTCTGTTAAGATAGGTCCTGAAGCGTCTAACTCGTAGCCACTATTACCTGTTCTTGTTGAACCTGCACCTGCAGTCCATACTCCATTAAATACACCAGCACCAAAACCTGCTGCTGCTGTCACAGGACCATCTGCCTGTATGAAATATGTTTGAGCTGGATCTGTACAAACATGTAAATTTATGTCTGTTGCAGTTGCTCCTCCTGTCCACACTTTACTGAATATTTGATTGCCATTGCCATCAACGTAACTACATCCTTGGAAAACCCCTGCAGATTTTATAGTTGGGTTTGCACCTGTAGGTATAATTGTACCTGCACCATAAATTGCAATAGGATCACCTGTAAACATACTTGTAGGCAATGCTGCTGAAGGAACTATTGGGCTTATGTTATCCCCAACAGGAATCATAGTAACACCAGTAGAGTTAGAACCAGAGCCATTTTTTCTTGCCAGTACGAGTCCACGAGGACTATTTACTGAAGCCATATTCTTTCTCCTTTGTTAATTAATAATAAGCAATAAAAGGATTAATCCTGAAAGTTAGGTTGTCTTCCTGTTACTACTTTTGATTTACTGTTATTAGAAATAGGCATACGAGAATTATTATTACCCATAAGTTGAGCTTCAATAGCTTCATTCATGGCTTTACTTTTATCTCTATAAAACTTACTTCTAGCTTCGTATTTACCAGTTGGGATTTTTGCTAATCCTACATCTCCACGACAGACGACCCCTGCGTATCTACCTTCATCTCTCACGACAGATGTTGCACTCATTTCAGGAACTTCAGCTAGATCAACAAATACCCATCCTTCTTGCATTTTCTTGCCTAAATGTTTTACGTCATCTACACCTTTAAGGGTCATTCTTAACCATCCAAGTGTCATGCGTTCGCTGGCGAAACGATTTAAAACTGCATTAGGAATATGAAGAGCATCTTGTTCTTCAAATGTATATTCAACTTCTTCTCTAGCGTTATTTTCTCTTTGATCAGTACTACGTGTATTATTAATTCGTGTCATTATTTATTTCCTCCACGCTGCATATTAATTGTTGTATACTCACCATCAGCTCTATCAGCCTTTAGTTTTTCTTGAGCATACTGTTCAAGTGGTACATTCCATTTGTTAGCTAATCTAATATCTTCTTTAGACAGTTTAACTTTCTTACTAGAACCTGGAGAGCTGCGAGATGCTCCAGCGACTACTTGAGCAGGTCTTGACGTTGACTCCTGCTTACGAACTTCCTCAACTGGAGCAGCTTCTGCTGCAAACTTGTGAGGAAATGTTTCTTTTATCCTACGATCTATTTCAGTATAATACTCTGTATCTGTAGGACTATAACCTTCTTCTTTTAACTGAGAATCTATTGCTAAAGATGCTGCAGTCATAACTTGATCTGAACCAAACCATTCATTTTTACTTGCCCAATCTTCTGCTCTTGGATCTGCAGTAGGTTGAGGTTGGTATTGTGGTTGCTGTACAGGTTGTTGTGGTTGTACAGGTCTTTGTTCAAATTGTTGTTTTGTAGCAGTTAATGATTTTAAATCATTTTGTGCTTCATTTAAAAACTCTTGAGCTTGTAATATCTTAGTTGAATCACCTTCTTCGTGAGCAGTTTTATAAACATTTCTTGCAAGTTCTAACTTATCTGTTATTTGTTTTTCACTTGAGTCTAAACTTAATTTATTAACAGTATTAAACTGATGCTCTGTATTTTGTAATCGATTACTAAGTTCTTCATTTTTTTGTATTAGTTGAGCAAGTTGTTCGTCTCTATCTTTACGTTGCTTAACTAATTGTCTTATTCTTTTTTGTGCTCCTTTAGTATCCACACCTTTAAGCTCTGGTGGTGTTTCTTCTTTAGGTTCTTCTTTTTCTTCTGTTGCTTGAACTAGAGGAATAGCTTTTTCTTCTTTTGGTAATTCTTCTTCTAATTCATATTCTACTTTATTTTTTTCTTCTTCTGGAGTTGAAGTATCTACTTCGTTCCACTCTTCATTATCCATTGTTTATCCTTCGTTGTTTACGAGACATACGACTTACGTTGTATATACTATTATTATACACTATAAAAATTTATAATGCAACTTAATGGCTTAAATTAAATGTAGGATCTAAATATTTAGGATCTTGCACTTTCATTATTACTTGATCATCATACAATAAAATCATCTTAACTTCTTTATATTGTATCTTTTGACCAGCATGTTTTGCGTAACAAATATAATCTCCTTCTTTACACCAAGGTCCTTTAGGAAATTTATCTGTATCGTTATAAGCAAGATCACCTATTTTAATAACTTTTCCTACAGTTGTTAAATAAGACATATCTTCTTTTGTTGAGTTTGGTATTAATATACCACCTTTAGTTTTTTCTTTTACTGATACAGGTCTTACGAGTACATGAAAACCTGGAAGTTCAGGGAGGACATTTGGAGTATCTGAATATTCTTCATCTGTAATCCATATGTCGTTCTTTATAGTTTTACCTAAATGTGCCTGTTGCATTAGTCATCCTCTTCATCATATAGTCTTTTATTTACTATATTTTTTAGTTGGTTACGAGACCACTCAATTCCTTGAATAAGTCCTACGAGCTGCCTATAGTGAGCAAAGTCTTCTGCTTGCCCACTAGAGACAGTTAATCTTAGTTTATTGAGTTCGTTATCATATTCTTTAACGACCTCATCCCACATATCCATACTTAGAAATTAAATCTCTGCACATGCATAGCAGTTAATCTCTAGTCCTACAGATACTTCTTTTACGACTGGTGATTTCCACATGTTATCTTCTCCCTTTAGTTGGTGCTGGATATTTCCAGCTAAATGGATCATATTGATTTAACACACCTTGTTGTGGGGTCATACCTACAGCTCCATCATCATCTGATCTTTTAGTATAGTCGCCATACATGCCACCATCACCATTTTTCACATGTTCAGGATAACCATTAGTAACACCTTTTTTAACAGGATATGCTTTATTTCCCATTGGCATCTTGATCATCTCCTTTCATTTCGTCTTTTAATAAATCTGTCATAACATCAATAAGTTTAAAACTTCTTTGTCTGTCATCCAGGTCTTCCATACTAGCTACTTTAGTTAAAGCTGCTATACGAATCTTTTCCATATCTATAGCATTCTTTTCTTCTGCCATAGTTACTTTAGATAATAAATCTAATTGCTTCATTGTTTCTTTACTTGCTCTATCAAGATCTGATTTTTCTTTTTTCATTATAGCATCTTGACCAGATTTACCTGCAGCAACCATTAACTTAGCTTCTTCTAGTTCTAGTTTCTGTGCATCTAATGCAGAGTCTGCAGAGTATTTAGCTACAGTAGATTG